ACCGGGCCGGCGTGGAAAAAACTAGGCGACGAAATAGGGCATCTACCTAAAAAGTTTATAGCGAACGAATTAAAAAACACGCTAGGTCGTTTAGCTACATTAGCTGCGCAGCAATTACGGCCACGTATACCAACCGTCAGTAAAAAGTTACGTAAAAGCATAGGAACTAAGAAGGATAAATACAAAAGCGGTAACGCGTACGCTATTGTAGGTTTTCGGCGCGGTATGGGTATAAGTAAATACCAAGCATCGGCCGTCTATGGTACTGATTGGCGAACAACTGTTAGAGGCGCAAACCGTGGGTTTAACACTGAAATGATGCCCGACCCATTCGAAGCGACTAGCCTAGCCGTAGCAAAACGCGCCCGAATAGAAGTTTACGCCGCAGTAGATAAAGCAATAGAAAAAGGTACGAAACGATACCCGCACCTAATGAAACCATATTAAGTAAATGCGATATCCCGAACAAATAATAGCGCGCGCAATTATAAGTAACCCGGCTACCGGTAGGCTACTTGGGTTTAATGTTTTTCCTATGATCGTTCCGCAATCGGTCGCGCTACCGTTCGTAACTTACCAGCGCACAAACGTAACGCGCCTTAGTTCATTATCAAGCGCTGTCGGCGTGCCTATAACCGACTTAGAACTAAATATATTTACAACAAGTTACACAGAAACGCGCGAAATAGCCGACGCCGCGCGCGCCTTGTTAGATCATTACCGAACAACTACCCAAGGGGTTACGGTGGCGAATGTTACAATAGAAGAAGAAAACGAAAACGTAGTAGCGTTAGAAGGCGGCGACCTACCGCCCGCTTGGCACGTAAAATTAGACCTAAAAATACAATGGGAGGAACTCTAAATTATGCCCGTACCTGATACAGCCGCAAATATGACAATATCACTACCCGGTAGTATTACTAGTAGCGATTGTTTTAGCTTTTCAATTTCAAACGGCGGGCACGATACAATCGACGTTACGCCGCTAACGCAAGACGGCGGCGACCGTACGTTAGTTTCTACGCCTCTTGGTTCTTCGTTTGAGGCTCAAGTAAGTTACTACGGTAGCGGCGCAGCGTGCGCCGTTGGTTCGGCCGGTAACGTCACTATTGGCGATACTACGTTTTATGGCGTTTGTACTTCTAGCACCGCTACCGCCGCAGTAAATGACGTAGCACGCTACGACGCAACCTTTAAACAAATTTCTAGCACTTAAAAAAGGGGTTTTACCTTGGCTACTAGTTCGCATACTACAAGTATTACCGCGCCGGGGATTACCGGCGGTTTAGTTACTAGCGTTTCGGTTACAAATAGTGGGGACGATGTTTTAGATTGTAACCATCTTGGTTTAGCCGACGGCGCCGCGAATCTAAACTACGCCGCACCGTTTACGGGAACAAAAGAAGTTAGCGTAAGTTACATAGGCGATAGTTACCCAGAAAGCGGTGATACTGGCGCTTTAAGTCTTACCGGGGCTATTACCGCTAGTTTTTCTAATTGCGTTTGTGTAAGTGCTAGCGTTAGCGGTTCTACAGGCGAACTAATCACGGCCGAAGTTACCTACAGGGAAATAGAGGCGGCTAGCTAATGGGTAGCGCGGCGTATGGTCTAACGGTTGGTTTACCTTCGGGTAGCGTTTCCGAACCGTATAGTATTAGCGTAACGCAGTCGGGATTAGGTATTGGTTTTAATAATAACTACAACCCTAGCGCCGGTACTGTTTCGGTTTCGTCTTACGATAACCCCCTATGTACTATTGGCGCCCGTGGCGCCTTTACTGTTAGCGGCACGGGTTACGCGTATAGCCTTTACGGATATGTTACAAGCGTTGATAGCGCAGCCGGCGTAGGCGGTGCGGTAACGTATACAACTAGTATAAATTTAGTAACACAACCGTAAACGGGGTAGAAATGTCTGAACTAAGCCTATTAGAAAAAATAAAGGCCGCCGACAAACCAACGCTAGTAGAAAAGCACGTAGAAGAATGGGGGCTAACTGTTTACGTAAAAACTTTAACAGTAGGCCAACGCGACGCCTACGAAACAGAAATTTTTAATAGTCGTAGTAAAGGCGGCCTAATGGATAACCCGCGCTCTAAATTTCTTGTACGTGTTTTATGCGATAAAGACGGCGCGCCGTTATGCAAGCCCGAACAATTTAAAGAACTTGCGGGACTATCTTCTAAACCATGTGAAGAACTTTTTGAATTAGCGCAAAAGGTAAATAAACTAACTAACGAAGACGTAGAGGAACTAGCAAAAAACTAAAAAACCGGCCGGGCCGTAGGTTTTTATTTCGCCTAGCCGGGTTTTTAAAAATGACGGTAACGGAACTTAGCGTAAGAATGGATAGCGCAGAGTTGGCAGAATGGATTGCTTACCATACTTATTTTGAACCAATACCTAGCGATTGGGAACAAACAGGCGTTTTAGCTTCCGCGATACTGGCGCCGCACTGTGATAAACACAAAACACCAAAACCCGAAGACTTTATACCGCGCAACAAACTACCGCAGACGTTAGAAGAAATGCGGGCCGAACTAGCCAAATTAAAAGGAATCCAGAAAGGTTAAAACGCTATGGCTAATTCTATTGGTTTGAATATGAAAATGACGGCTTCTATAAGCCAATTTCAAAAGCAAATGAGCGCGGTAGGAGACAAGCTACAAAGCATAGAAAAGCATAGCAAAAGCACCGCTAACGGTATGCGCCTTTTAGCAGCTATAGAAGTAGGCAAACTAGCGGTAAAAGGGTTAAGCGGTTTAGCTAATATGTTTCGTAGTGCAGCTAATGCGGCTAAGGTTTTTTTTGATAGTAACCGCCAAGCTATAGACGCCCTTGGGAAAATGTCGGATAGTACCGGCATAGGGGCCGAGTCTCTACAAGTTTTAGGGAAAATAGCCGAAGAACAAGGCGTACCGCTTACGGCGCTTTCGGGTGGTTTTGGCCGTATGAATAAACGACTAGCCGAAGCAAACCAAGGTTTTGGCGAAGCGCTAAAACCGTTGCAGTCTATGGGGTTTAATATAAAGGCGTTAGCGTCGTTAAAACCAGAGCAACAATTTTTAGCAATTACTAAAGCTATTGCCCAGCTACCAACGCACGGGCAGAAGGCCGCAATGGCTTTTAAGATATTTAGCGACCAAGGCTTACAACTATTTCCAATGTTTGACGGCTTGTCGGAAAAGGTATCCGCAACTTCTCAAGAAATGAACGACCTTGGGCAGATACTTAGCACAAAACAAGTAGACGCCGTAGAGTCTATGAACGACGCCATGCGGAAGGTACAAGAAACGGCAACCAAATTAGGCCAACAAGTTTTATCGACGTTTGCGCCAATGATAGAAAAAGCCAATACGGCGCTTTTAACGTTTGTTAAAAACTTTAAATTTGATGGCGACATAGGCGGCGTAGCTATAGCAAAGTTTTTAGTAGATGGTTTTAAGCAGGGGGTAATTTTGTTGGCCGATTGGGCCGACAGTTTCTATTCTGGTTTAAAGACGGTTGTAAAAACTATATCGGGCATTTTCATACCGTTAATAGAAACGCTACAAAGCATTGGCCGCGTTTTTAATGAATTTGTTAAAATGTGGTCGGGCGATTTTACGCCAATGCCGGACGCCGACGAAGGTTTAGCCTCTATAAAACGTTTTACTCAGTCTTTAGACGATAGCAATTTAGGTCTAGGTAAGCTAATGCGCGCTACGGCGGATAATTTGCCGCCTATTACTAGCCAGAAACAAGCGCTAGAAGGTTTAACGAAAGCAAAAGACGCATACAAGAAAAAACTAGAATCTATAAAGACTAAACCCGCCGTAGACGGGTTTGTAAAAGCGTTAGACAAATTGAAAAACAATACTGATAACAGTACTACCCTTATACCCGAATATCTTTTAGCCCATAAAGCAGTCGCCGAAAGCGCAAAAGCGGCCGCAAGCGGTTTAAAAAATGTCGCTGTTTCTACTATGACGGCCGGCGAAAAATTAGCGAGTTTTACGCTAGGACTAGAGAAACGCAAAGCGGCCGGCCAAAGCCCCGGTAATGATCCTATATTACGTGGCATAGGGCAAAAGCTACAAGCCGAAGCAGCGTTAGAAACTTGGAACAACGTTGCTAAAAAAATTATGTCTCAGTATGAAAGTATGGGCCTTAGCGACTACGCACGCGCGCAGCTACAGCAACGAATGGACGCAGAGCGCGGCAACTACGTTAAGTTTGTACACCACAAACAAGGCTTAGAAGCTAAGTACTACGAACGCCGCCAAGCCCGGGAAGAACGAAACCACGCCAGAAGCGTAAAGGCCCAACAAGCAATAAGGGAACGACAAGGCGCAGGGATAAAGAGTTTTTACGATACGTATAGTAATAAGTTTAATACGCCTAATCCGAACATGCCAAGCCCACAAAACCCTGCCCAACCAAATACAGCCGACCAAGAGTTGCAAAAACAGACCCCGATTTTGCAGCAAATACGGGACGCAATAAAAACTAATAACCAAATGGTTTTAACTTCCATAGCGTAACAAAATGGCAATAGTAGAAGTACACCCGCGAACATTTAGTACTAGGTTTGGTGAATCGCCAAGCGCGGAACGGTCGTTTATAGATACGCCCGACATTAGCGTAGACCAAATAGTATTACCGGTAATTGGTGAACCGCACCCGGAACAATTCAATTTAAAAGCGCAAAGCATAGATAAAGCAACGGGGGCCGATGGCGACCCCAACACAATTACATATAGCGTTGCCTATGCGCCCGCGCCAACTTGCGAGTTAGACCCGAACCCTTTAAACCGTTGCGATAGGTGGGCACTAACCGTCGGCAGTACAGAAAAGCCGTTTACTAAATATCTAAACGCAAGCAACCAAGAGGAACCGGTAGTAAATGCCGCCCTAGAACCTATAAACGGTTTAAAGGTACGCAGTATAGACCCTAAACTAAGCGTAAACGCCTACCGCCAAGACTTCCCACTAAGCACTGTACAAAGCGTAGTAAATAAAACTAATACAAGTGATTGGGCCGGCGGCGTTGCTGGTACTTGGCTTTGCAGCGGTAGCAACGCGACGCAACATACCGAACTAGTAGGCGGCATACCCGTAGACTTTTGGTCTGTACAGTTTGATTTTTCCTACCGTGCCGATGGCTGGAAGATTAAAACGCCTAACGTTGGGTTTAGATATAAACAAGGTTGGCGCGGCGGTCCTGAATATTTTCGGACGGTAATTAGAAGCCCTAACGGTTTAAACGTTGCAAGCCCGACGGCGCTACCACTAAACGCAGACGGTACGCTAAATGCGGCGGCTAAGTTTGATAAAACGTTGATGAACTATTTAGAATTTACGCCCTACGGCGATATAGATTTTAATTTGCATTTCGGGGAACCTTCATAAATGAGTACGCCAAGTTTTGATATTTTACCGGCCGCGTTAGATTGCAACGTAGTTAAAGGTGATGAATTCGGTATGGCGTTAGATTTTGATATAGCGCTAACTAACTATAGTAATTGGTCTGCTATTGTTTTTAAAACCACAAAAGCCGTTAGCAGCAACTACCCCGGCGGCATAAATACCCAAGGCGAAACGGCCGCAACCTTTACGGTTAGTGTAACGTCGGCGGCTAACGGCCAAGTAAATATAAGTTTAACAGAAACACAAACGGCGGCACTTAGCGAAGCCGAGTTATATCGGTGGTATATACGCGCAGACGCCCCCGGCGTAGTTACTCGTACTTTTGTAAGCGGAAATTTTAAAATACATAGCCCGTAGTTTTTAATATGTCTATAAATATTTCAGTAACGGCAACGGGTAGCGGTAGCCTTAGCGTGGGTAGCGTTTCGGATACGCAAGCAGACGTAACAATAGGTAGCGCAACTACTGTAGACCTAGTGGTAAATAACGGCGTAGGGCCGGCCGGTAGCGGAAACGTAACACTAGCCGCCGGTACGGGCATTTCTATAGCGACCGCAGACGGTACAAGCACTATTACCGCGACGTCTGTCGTAGATATAACGACAAGTAACCTCAGCGACCTAGCAAACGTAAATAGCACGGCGCCAAGTACCGGCCAAGTTTTAACCTATACGGCTTCTAATGAATGGGCGCCCGCAAACGTAGCTAGCGCAAACCATGCGCACGACGTACCAACGTTTCAGGAAGTAACAAACGGCACGGCAACTACTACTAGTAATTTAAATTTAGACCCGGCTACCGGTGTAGTAATAGTACAAGGCGGCACGGCCGGCAGTGGCTCACTAACTTTAAACTGTGAAGCTAATACACACGGCGTAACGCTTAAAGGGCCGGCGCATAGTTCTAACGCTACCTATTCTTTAACACTACCCGACGGCATAGGCACAAGCGGCCAAGTTTTAAGTAGCGACGGTACGGGGTTTTTACAATGGATTACGCCAAGTACCGGTACCGGTAGCGGTAGCGGTGGGGTTAGTTGGTCTTCAGTGCCAAGTAGCACAAGTAGCACCGGCACGCCCGGCGATATAGCCTATGACGCTACATATATGTACGTATGCACTACAAGCGGTTGGCGGCGTATGGCGTTAGCCGGTTGGGGCCAAAGCATAATAATAAATACGCAACCGTCTAACGTTACAACCGGCGACGCAACTACGGCCACTTTTAGCGTAAACGCGACCGCGCCGCTTGGTTCGTTAAATTACGAATGGCAACTAAGCACCGATAGCGGAACGACTTGGGCCGCTATAAGTGGCGCCAACGGTAGTAACTATAGTTTTACCGCAGGCCTAAGCGACGACGGCAACCAATACCGCGTAGTCCTAAGCGCTACTAGCGCTACTAGCGACGAAATTAGCGACGTAGTAACGCTAACGGTCGCCGTAACTAATTACATAACCACCGAAAGCGGCGACCCGCTAGACGCCGAAAACGGCGACAACATTCAACACGATGGCGTAGGAGCCGGAACGGGTAGCGGTGGTGGTGGTAGTGGTGGTGGTAGTGGTGGTGGTACTACTAGCCTTACCGATTTAGTGCCGGCCGATAGGGTTTCGGGCGGCGCGTACACTATGGACGGCCCAGCCGCGCCTAACCATATTGGTTTAGGTTGGAGTTTTGGCGCTATGACGGCCGGCCTTGAATTTGGCTACAACGGGAATATGGTGTTAGCGCACTTAGGAAATTATAACGCCTATTTAGATACAACGAACGACGTATTTTTAGATAGATATTTAAAGATTTATCGAGAATCGTCTACCAATAATTGGCAACCGCACACCAATTTAATAAACGCGCTAGGCGAAAAGAAATTTATAGCGCGCGCGGCGACTATTGATGATGTGGGAAACAATGCCGCCGCGTTGTATACGTATAATACTTCTCAAAACTTCCGTATTAGGTGGGCAACAAACACGGGTACTAATTTTAGTACGTTCAACATAAAAGAATTGATCGTACAAGACGTAACCTTCGGCGCCGGCGCGTCACCTTTAACCATTTCGCATAGTTCTAGCCACGGCCCTCTAGCCGCGTACCGTTGCTCTCTAAACGCCGGCGGTAATCGGTTGGGCGTTTCTATACCGTATAAAGGCGCGACGGCCTCCCAAGAGGGTTTAGTAAGAATTTACCAAAACCCCGGCGGCGGTGGTTCCATAACGCAACTAGGTAACGACATAGTAAACCCCGACCAAGATTTAACAGATAGCCACAATACGGATAATTGGGAACTAGGAAAAGATTTATTTAAAATAAATACAGACGGGTATAAAATTGTTTTTAGTAGCGCCACTGGCACTTCTGGAACAAATATCAAACTGCATAGGTATCATTACGACGCGTCTACCGACGCGTGGGTAAGAAAATACACGCTTTTGCATTTCGGCGGTAGCGGTACAACTACTGCCGCGTTAGATCGCTTAACCGGAATTAGCCAAGATTTAGGAACCGTTGTAACGCGTGACGGTAAGGTATACACCTACGCAGATGCTACAAACACTTGGGCGCATACGGCTACCCTAACAGACCCAACGTTTACGCATGATACTAACTTCCATTTAGGGCAAGTAGACGTAAACCGCGACGGTACAAGAGTTGTAAAAACGTTTACTAACTTAGACGCCCCTAACGGCGACATTGCCACGGGTGCGGTAGTTGTTTATAGGTTAGAAGGTAGTACGTGGACGCAATACACTAACCCGTATTACGGCGCAGAAGCCTATGAAAATTTACAATTTACTAGAATTAGCGGCGACGGTAACAAAGTAGCGGCCGCCGGTGCGTTACCCGATGGCGGCAGCGGCACAAATTACAGGGGCCGTATATACGTTTGGGATGTGCCAACCGTATCAAGCGACAACCCGGTAATAAGTACGCAACCTGTTAGCGACGTAGCAGCAAAACCACCCCTAAACCAATATCAAGACGTTACATTTTCCGTTACCGCTTCTAATGAATCGGGTAACGCAATTTCTTACCAATGGCAATACAGTAGCAACGGGTATAGCGGTTGGACTAACGCGCCGGCGTCTTGGCCGGTTAGCTATGGAACGTATAGCGCAACGCCTACAAGCAGTACATACACGGCCCGTTTAGCAAATTCGGGTAACGTTGCAAGTACTGTTTTACCTTGGGACGGCGTGGCGTGGCGGTGTATCCTTACTAGCGGCGGTTTAACTACGACTAGTACCACGGCCTATAGCTACGTCCAATACTTAGAAGTTACGGGGACTACGGGCGGCACAGCTACTTTCACCTGTAACGTAAACGTAACGTCTAATAGTACAGCTACTATTAGTTACCAATGGTATGAATTGAGTTTACCGGGGGCGAGCGCTTACTTTTGGGGTCCAATAAACAACGAAACCGGCCAAAATATACAAGTTACTTCTGCCGGCCAATATAAATGTTTAGTAACTAACACTACTAACGGCGTGCAGATTCTACAATATGGCCCGACTAATTCGGTTAATTAGGTTTAAAAATGATAAATAACACCACAGTAACTACAAGCGCTACCGAAGTTTTAGAAGCACCTACAAAGCCTTTTAGTTTTGTTGCTATAAGTAATAACGGAAGCGCTACGGCATATTTAAAAGTAGTTGCGGGCGGCGACGCCGTAACAACTTCTAACGGTATACCGCTAGCGGCCGGCGCGGCGTTTGTTGTAGACCAAGACCAGCAAGCGCGGTTATTTAGTGCCGGCGTAACGGCCATAGTTGAAAGCGGCACTACGGTAATAGGAGTACAGGCGCACTAATGGCGGTAGCTTTTATAGGTAAAGGGTTAGGCACGGTAGCCGCAGTAACACCGCAAGCAATTACGCCGGCGGTTTTTCTTGTGTCTACCTATAGAATATTACTAGAAGACGGCGGGCAGTTACTAACCGAAGCCGGTAATTTTTTAAGGGCTGAATAATGGCAGATAAAAAAATAAGCGAACTAACCGGCAATACGTCGCCGGAGTCTACAGACATAGCGCCAGTAACACGCGCCAACGGTTC